AATTATTAGAAAATATGATTGGGTACAAGTTGATTACAGGTAACTCTTACGTTTGGGCTAACAGATTAGCAAATGGAAAGGTTGCCGAATTAGTAGTTCTCCCATCTCAATATATCGCCATTATTTCTGATGGCACTATCAATGGGGTTGAAGGGTACTCTTTTACTTTAGTGGGATGGGATACCTTGGATGCAAAAGATGTAATCCACTTAAAATACTTCAACCCCTATTTTAGCACTAATGGACAACAATTATATGGGTTATCGCCTTTACAAGCTGCTTATAGAACTGTGCAACGCAGTAACGATGCTAAGGATACCTCTGTAGGTATGTTGCAGAATCAAGGACCAAAAGGTATCTTGTATGCAGACGAATCAAATGATTTTGGACCTGAACAAGCTGGTAAATTAAAAGAAGATTTTTACAATCAATATGGAACTAAGAATAAGATTATTCAAAACGCAGGTCAAATATTAATCGCAGGTGCTAAGTTGGGTTGGGTGAATATGGGAATGAGCCCTGTTGATTTGCAGTTGTTAGAATCTGAAAAAATTACACTTAGAGAACTTTGTAACGTTTATGGAGTTAACTCAGCGTTATTTAACGATCCTGATAATAAGACCTACAACAACATGAAGGAAGCTAAGAAGGAAATGTTAACCCAAGTGGTACTTCCTGAATTAGTTTTGATTCGTGATGCTTTAAATAGATTCTTTGCAGCCGAAATGGGAAGAGATTTGTATATCGACTTCGATATTACAGTATTCCCTGAATTACAAGAGGACATGAAGGAATTGAGTGGTATCTTATCTCAATCATGGTGGATTACTCCTAACGAGAAAAGACAAGCCATGAGATATGATACTATCCAGGAAGATGCTATGAATGAGATTTATATTCCTGCAGGATATTTACCTGTAGCAGAGCTTACTATGATGCAGAATCCTAGAGATGCTCAACAACAAGGAGATTATAATATACCACCAGTTAAAAATTTAAAAGATGGAATTTAAGTCAATCGATGCTTTACAAGCGTTAGTAGAAAAATCATTAGAGCAAAAATCAATTAACAAGACAAATCCAAAAGGAATAGCTCACGCTAATTCATTAATTGAAAGTGGTGATGTAAAAGAACCATCTACATGGGAACATCCTACAGCATCCGAAGAGAATGCTTATTTGGAAGCTAATGGATGGGATAAGTTTGCACAATGGTACTTAGGGGTAGACACTAATGCTGATCCTGAAACAAAAGCTCATTATGGCTACGTTTATACTTCTGATTTTAAAACAGTAGATAGACAAGGTTTAAGAGCTATTAGACAAAGAGCAGCTCAAAATAACCAAACTGCAATTTTTGCAGCAGCAGGAAAGATGATTGAAAAGATTGATGCTAAAAAGAATGGTTAATGCCAAAAATCATAAAGCCATCTCAACAATTCAACTTGCAACAAAAAATTGCAAGGAAGTCAGTATTAGAGTTTAGACCGAAAATACAAGAGGCTTTACAATCTGATTTTAATAAAGCTGCCGATTTAGTGAAGCATTTGGGAGTACAACAAGTTATCAATAATCAAAAAGGATTTTTTCACTCACAGAAGATTTCCAATATTTTACGAACTTTGTACGAAGGTACTGGTGGTTATACGGCTGCTAGATACCAAAAGATATTTGACAGTTATAAGAAGGATGAATCCATCGACCTTGATCCGCTAAACATCCTAGATGAATGGGTAGCATTTATGTTAACCTATTGGACAGGAATAAGTGGATTGAAAATGCAAGGAATAGAAAACACTACTAACAACGAAATATTCAAAATACTTAGTAATGTTATAGCATACGGAAAAGAGAATATGTTGTCTATAGACGAGCAAAACAAAATGGCTATTCAACTTCTTAGAGAAGGTAAAATAAACGTTTCAAGGAGTTTATTAATTGCTAGAACGGAATCTCATCAAGCTTTAAGCACAGGTGCGATTGGGGCAACACAAGGAATTAATATACCTTTGCTAAAACAATGGATTCATGCTGAATATGTTGGTAGCCCAAGATATTGGCATATGTCTTTAGATAGACAGACTGATCCTGATAGCGGTGGAGCAAGATTACCAGTGAATCAACCATTCCTAGTAACTACTCCAAACTACGGTGTAATAGAAATGCAATATGCACATGATGCAAGTGGTGGAGCAGTAAATAACTGCAACTGCCGATGCTGTACGGTGTATGTGGCTTAAACAAATAAATATGGGTAATTTTTATAGCAAAAAATCAATCGAAGGTGCTCCTATAGATATGGAGGACAATAGTAGAATTATTACAGTCTACTATTCTGCATTTGGTAACGTAGATAGCGATGGAGATGTAATCACTCCAGGTGCTTTTACAAAGACATTAAAAGAAAATGGTCCGAAGGCTAAAAACAGAGTATGGCATTTAATGAACCATTCTACTGACAAGCCTATTGCTAAGCCATTTGAAATGTCTGAAGATGCTTTCGGATTGAAGGCAAGTGTAAAGCTTCCTAATACAACATTAGGAAACGACTTATATGAGTTATATAAGGATGGTCATATTACTGAACATAGCATTGGATTCCAAACAATTAAATCACAAGCTAAGTCAGGTTATAACGAAATCAATGAAATTAAATTGTTTGAAGGAAGTTCTGTATTGTGGGGTGCTAACGCAAATACACCAACAGTAGGAGTAAAAAGTGAGATTAAGTCAACTCTAGTAGACGAAATGGGTAAAACTATTAAGTCTTTGAGAAATGGACATTTTACTGATGAAACTTTTGAATTGTTGGAACTTAAACTCAAGCAATTACAACAATATCTGTCTGAAATGGAAGATGAAGAGTCAATCTCTCCTGAGCCAACCGCCGAAGAGGCATTGCCAACTGAGGAAGAAGATCCGATGATTTCCGTAGAGATAGAAATAAATAAATATTTACAATCATTTAAAATTTTCAACTAATGGTAGAAGAAATTAAAAGTGCTTTCGAAGGCATCAAAACAGAAGTATCTGGAGCAATCGAAAGTGCAAAAGCTGAAAACGCAGTAGCGGTAGAAGGCTTAAAGACTGAATTAGAAGAATTAAAATCTCAAGTTGCTGTAGTTAAAGATGCTGCAGACAAATTAGAGGCAAAAAACAATCGTAAGACAATGAACGAAAATCAAGTAAAAGGGTTCAACCTTACCCTTGCTGATTCTATCGAGAAAAATGCCGATAGCATCGCTAAATTAGGTCGTGGTGAGCAAAAAAGAGCTGGATTCATTATGGATACTAAGACTGTAGGTACTATGTTAGAATCTACAAACTTAACTGGTGATATCACTCGTGAATACGCTAATCAAGTTTACGCTTTACCTTCTCGTAAAGTGCATTTAAGAAGTTTGTTACCAGTAGGAACAATCAATCAAGGTTTATTTACTTTCCCTTACGAAAGTGGTGGAGAAGGTGATCCAGCAGCTCAAACTCAAGGTAGCTCTAAAGCTCAAGTTGATTTTGACATCACAATGAAAGATGCTCCTGCACAATACATCGCAGGTTATGTACGCATTTCTCGTCAAATGTTAGATGATATACCTGCTATGACTTCTTTCTTACAATCTCGTTTGTTAGAGAAGTATTTAGTTGCAGAAGATGCTCAGTTATTAAGTGGTAATGGTACTGCTCCTAACTTACAAGGTATTACTGGTGTAGCAACTGCTGCAACTGGTGCTGCTACTGTAGATGTTGAGCAATTAGTACAAGCTATTGCTCAGTTAGAAAGCTCTAACTATTCTGCTACAGGTATCTTAGTTAACCCAACTGATTGGGCTGCTATCATGAACACTAAGAATACTAACTCAGCTTATAGCTTACCTGCTTCTACTGTAGTTACTACAAATGGTAACGTATCTATCGCTGGTATTCCTTTGTACAAATCAACTGCAATAGCAGTAGATAAGTTCTTAGTAGGTGACTGGTCTATGGGTGCTCAAATCATGCAAAATCAAGGTATCTCTGTTCAATTCTCTGAATTTGATGGTGATAACTTCACTAAGAACTTAATCACAGTTCGTGTGGAAGCTCGTATTGCATTCCCTATTTACTACGCCGGTGCGTTTGTTTATGGTGATTTCGGTAACGTTGCTTAATCTATAATTAGATTTACAATATAAGGGGGTAGCTAAAAACTATCCCCTTTTTGTTTACACTAAATTTTAACTATTTTTGTAAAAATTAAGCATAATGCAGATAGTAAGAGATGTAACAACTGTAGTAGCCCCATCGGCAACCATAGTTACTTTACAAGCAGCTAAAGACTACCTAAGAGTAGATTATAATGAAGATGATACTTTAATCACAAATCTTATTGAAACCGCTAGAATCAGATTAGAGCAATATGCAGGTATTGCCATGAGTGCTAGAACTTTAAAGGTAGTAGCTTATGTAGACGAGTTTATTGAGCTTCCTTATGCACCTATTAATACTATTTCATTGGTAGAATATTGGGATGGAGAGGCTTGGGTATCTATGTCAGTAGGAGATTATAATGTGCTTGGAGATACCTTTAAAAAGGTTTATATGACATCGCCTATAATGAGTGAATTTAGATTTACATATACTTGTGGATATACCACTACACCAGAGTCTTTAAAAACGGCTCTTTTGAAAATGGTAGGAGATTTATATGAATATAGAGAATCAAGTGTTGAAAGCTCTAAGCCTTCAGCTAACTTAACAACGGCTTACGAATTAATGAAACCTTACAAAAGGGTAAGTATCTTCTTATAATGATAGGAAAATTAAGAAATAGAATCACTTTTAAGAGCAAAACAAGCGTTTCTGACGGAGCTGGTGGCTTTGTGAACACTTTAGCTGATTATTACACTTGCTGGGCTGAAATAGTCAGAGAAACGAATAATAGAACCAATATAGCAGGTAAAGATAGTATCAATGATGGCATTACTTTTAGAATTAGATATACTACTTCTAAAACATTTACTAATGCTCTTGTAATTAGTTATAAATCAAATACTTACATGATTAATTCCATTATTAATGAAGCTGACTTGAATCAATATTATTTAATCTCTTGCTCAACTTTGAAATAATGGCTTTTACCGCTAAGATAACAGGAGTAGATGCTATTCTAAGAAAGATTCAACAAGCACCTGAAAAAGTGGCTAAGGAATCTGAAAAAATTATAAATGATTCCGTAGAAGAAATATCTAGGGCAGCTAAAGCAAGGGTTCCTGTAAGCGCTTTGAACAAGATTCATTTAAAAGACACTATTGGGTTTAGTCATTATATATCAGGTGTTGGAGCTTCTGTATACGCAAGTGCTCATTATGCCCCTTATGTTGAATTTGGTACAGGAGATAGTTTTCAAATACCTGTTTACTCAAATATAAACATGAATGATTTAGAGGAATATGCTGCTAGTTTCAGAAGAAGAAGAAGGTCTTTGCTTGGTGTTCCTCATAGACCATTTATGTTTAACTCGTATAGCGAGGTTTTAGGCAAGATGGTAAATCGGATTAAGAAAATAAAGATATAAATATATTTCGTTAAATTTGTACCAAAATGAAGGACTGCGGATATACATTAAGGAAAGCTTATTACGATAAGTTTATCTCGGCATCCTACTCATTAGCTGCTTATGATACCATAGCACCTGACACAGTAGAGCCTCCTTATTTGATTATTAGTAGCCAAACACAAGTGGATAATAGCAACAAACAAACTTTTAGCTTTGATGTTAGCATCCAATTTGACATAGTTTACAGAACCTTTAAGGCAGGAGAAGTAGGACAAAAAACAGTAGATGATTACGCTAACGAATTGTTAGGAATCATAGGAGTAAGACCTCCAAACTACCCAAATACTGCACCTGATTTCAAAGTAGTTACTTGTAAGATTGGTAGCAATATCGCTACCTTTGATTATGTAAATGAAGCTTATGTGTTTAGAAGGGTTATAACAGTAGATCATTTTGTGAATCAATTAACATAAAAGAAAAATAAAAATAAAATGGCAACAACAAGTGTGTTTAACGGAACTTCATTAGTAGTTCTAATCGGAACTGAAGTAATAGCATATGCTACTTCTTGTTCTTTAAGCTTAAATATCGATACTCCTGATGCTTCTACTAAACAAAGTTTAGGATGGGCTGATGAGATTGGTGGACAAAGGTCATGGTCTTTAACAACTGACGGATTAGCTACAGTAGTACCTGGTTCAGTTGCTACTTACATTAGCACAACTGAATTAAACAACTTAGCAATCACAAGAGCTGCTGTAACAGTTAAATTTACAACAGTAGACAACTCTACAGTTGGTGGCGTTACTCCAGTATCAGGCGATACTATCTATTCAGGTTCAGCATTTATCGAAAGCGTAGATTTGACTGCAGATATGGAGAATCCAGTTACTTACTCAGTTTCTTTCAAAGGAACTGGTCCGTTAACAATCGGAACCAACTCTTAATAAAACCAAACCAAAACCAATTATATGAGAGGACATTTTGAATTAACTCTTTCCGATGGAAAGAAGATACCGATGCGTTTTTGCACATGGAGTCTTAAAAGATTCTGCCAATTACAAGGAATCGGACCTTCTGATATAGGAGAGGCTTTAAGTGGAGAACAATCTCTTGATGCTATAGTTAATCTTTTAAAAGCTGCTGCTGAATATCCGTTATATAAAGAAGGAATTACTCCTGATTTTAGTGATATGACAGTATGTGATTGGATAGATGATATGGGTGGGGTTAGTGGCAAACAATTTCAAGATGTTATGGCAGCTTTAGGAGAAAGTTTAAGTAGCGGATTAGATGAAAAGCCTTCCAAAAAATCAACAAAGGATGGAGTAAAAAAAAATTAGAGTGGATTGATATAGAAAGATATACAATGGGGGAGTGTCAAATACTTCCCCATTTGTTTTGGGATATGACCATGGCTGAGTTAGATTTTGTGTGGTATGGATATAGGCATAAAGAAGAACAAGAGTGGCTTAAAATAAGATGGCAAACAACTATTTTGGTTAATATTCAACTTCCAAAAGGGAAAAAAGTCAAGCCTAAAGACCTACTTGAACTCGATTGCGATAATCGTAACTTTGTGAAACAAAAGGTTATGACAAAAGAAGAACTAGACGATGTTCTTAAAAAGTATAAAATAATAAATCCGTAGATTATGGCAGATAATCAGATGATTAAAATAGAGTTTGATTTTGATTTGGGTAACGTTCCTGCGTCAGCTAAAAAGTTTGGAGATTATTTAAAAGGGATTCAAACTAATTCTAAAGAAACTGAAAATCAATTAAAACAATTAGGGAACGCAGTTGCACAAACTGCACAAAAGATGGATAGTGCTGGTTCAACTATTAAAAAAACAAATCAGCAGTGGACAAACTTTGCCTTAATTATACAAGACTTGCCTTATGGATTTAGAGGTATTCAAAACAACCTTCCTGCTGTAATCGGTGGATTTGCAAGTATGACTGGTCCAATTTATTTGGCTGGTTCTGCTATTATTGCATTTTTTGCTGCTTATGATATGGGGTTGTTTAAAACAATCGGTGGCATTAATCAATTTCAAGAGGCTAATAAAAAAGCCATTGATTCGGTAAAACAAGAGGCTACTAATGTTCTTTTATTAGTAGAGCAATACAAAAAGAGTAACACAACTTCTGAGGAAAGAGTTGCTATAATTAAAAAATTAAACGACATAAATCCTCAATATTTTGGTAACTTAAATGCCGAAAATACATCTATTAAATTACTTAATGATGCTTATTTGGCTTATGTTGCTAATTTGGGTAATGTTATTAAGGCTAAAAAACTAGAAGAAAAATTAACTAAGTTAATTGAGGAAAGGTTAAAATATGAAACTGAGGCAGGAATAGCTTTATTAAAATCAGGATATAGAAACCCTGAACTTATTAATCAGCAAAATGCTGCTCTTAAAAAGTATAATGCAATGCTTCAGCAAGAGGCTGATTTAGCAAAACAAATTACTGATTTGGCTAAAGTTAAGCTTGACCTAGATGAAAAAACCACTAAAAATAAAACTGAAAAAACAAAGGCAGATAAAGTAGCTGCTCGTATTGCTAAAGGTGTTGCATTGGCTGGTGGAGATATACAACCTATAGCAGAGCCGTTACCTAAACAAGATAAAGGAAATTTAGATCAGCAAATTAAGATTTTAGACGAAACATCTAAAACTAGAATTGGTATTATTAAAGAACAATATCAAACAGAGGTTAGCTTAGCAGAGGGAAGTTTTGAAAAGATAAAACAAGCCCAATCTAATATGAGGGCTAAATTAGATGAAGAATTTAAAGCAGGTCTTATAGGAACTGTTCAATATTCTCAAGCTATTCAAGATTTAGTACAACAACAAAACAATACAATATACGAACAAGCAAAAGCCAATTTTGAACATTTACTTCAATTAGGTAATGGTATAATGTCGGCTTTGGGACCATCTTTAGATATGCTAATAGATAAGGGAGCTAGTTTAGGTGATGTGTTAACTTCTGCGTTTCAAGATTTATTAAAACAATTAGCAAAAGTAATTATAGCAGCAGGAATTGCAGTGTTATTATTATCCGCACTTGGATTAGTAGAACCAGGTGGAGCATTTAAACTATTTAGCTCCTTATTTAGTCAAGGAATGGGATTGGGTAAAAATCTATTTGAAACCAAAAAGTTTGCAGATGGAGGTATTATAAGTGGACCTACTTATGGTTTAATGGGTGAATATCCAGGAGCAAAATCAAACCCTGAGGTGGTAGCACCATTAGACAAATTAAAGTCTATGATTGGTGGTGGAGGAAGTGGAGAGTTTGTTTTAAGAGGAAATGATTTAGTTTTAGCTTTGCAACGTTCTAATTCATCTTTAACACTTAGAAGATAATAATGGCATACGGACAAAAATATCAAATAACCTACGCAACAAGAGCCGATAAAGATGTGTTGGTTAAAATATGGCAAGATAGCTATGTAGGTGACGTTATTTCCCTTCAAGGGGTTGATGTGAACCTTCAGTACATCCCACAATCAGACGATCCGTTTGAGCCTATATTTGCCTCACAGATGGGTATTTCAGTAGACTTTACTGACAATACTGCCAACATGATAGATTTTACCAATATTAACGACAGATATTTATATGTAGAAATGTTCGTTAATGGTGTTATTGAATGGGTTGGATTTGTAATAAACGATAATGTTTCTATATCATACTCTACAGGAAGAAAGATAGTTTCCTTTAATGCTACCGATGGACTCGGAATGTTAAAGGATATTAGATTTCCGATAGATGTTTTTCCATATTATGTAGGATGCAACGAAACACAATCATTATTAACTATAATGTGGGCTTGTTTTAATGCTATTGGGTTTAAAGAAAATAGAAACACAGTCACAATGTGTTCTTACTTTGCAGCAGGTATGCTTACAAGAGCAGATGCTAGTTATTGGGAACCATTTAGACAAACATGGCTTCCGTATAGAACATTTATTAATTCGGATGGTAACTTTCAATACTGCCTAGAAATCCTTAGTAATATAGCTAGGTCTTTTGGATGTAGAATATTTCAAGCTAAAGGCAAATGGTGGATAGTAGCAATTAATGAATTTGCTTCTATGAACCCATATTATACCGAATACAATACCTCTAGGGTTGTAGTAAACAATGGAGATGGAAATATAATGGATACATCAAGTACCATTCAGCCATTTGTTGGCAATACTTCTAATTTATATTTTATTAATAATAGTCAAATAAAACTATTAAAAAAGGGTTTTAATAAAATTATTTCTGAAAACAACACAGAAATAGCATCAAACTATATAGCTAATGCTAATTTAAAAGAATTAACTGCTGGTGTTGCTGATTTTTGGACATTAGAAATAGGACCAGATTCTACTATTACAATTATTGAAGATGCTGAAAGTGAATATAACCAATTTGAGCTTGTAAACGGAGTTACTCCTGCTACTACTTATGCTAGAATCAGAAGTGATTATATGCCTCAAGTAAGACAAGGAGATTGTGCTCAATTTTCAATGACCATACAAACTATGGTAACTGCTGCAGTAATTGGAACCATAGATATTACAATAGTAAACGGAGCTACTACATGGTATTTAAAAAGTGATTCTACTTGGCAAAATACCCCAACTTCCTATAGTGCTTACTCTACTTTAAAAGGAGATGTGGCAGAACCATTTACTTTAACCATATCTACCGCACCATTTCCTGCAGGAGGACAATTAACCTTTAAATACAGACTTGAAGAAGGAACTGTAACAAGTTTATTTATTGGTAATTTTAAGCTTCAATTAAAGTCTAATGTTGAGAAATATCGCTATCAAGGATATATTATTGATACTGACCAATATGTCAAAACAATATCTATTCCTTATGGATTCTTTGGAGGTGATGTAGGAGTAGGAGAATATCCATCACAAGTAGGTGTGTTATTGTTATCAGATGGTACCCAAGCAGATATATGGAGAAGATATGGAATAGACACAGTTAACTACTTTGGTACTTTACAAGAGTTGCTGATTCAACAATATATAAACGTATTTGGTAAGAATATTATTAACGTAGATTGTAATTTGAGTAGCTTTTATACTAGCAATACTAACTATCCTTTATTGGATGGTTCTAAGCTATTTTTTGCTACAGATGATGATCCTGCAAGTATCAATATAAGCGGTAATTCATATATGCTAGGAAACTGCACTATAACTTATCCAACTGACCAAACTCAAGCCACTTTGCTTTATATATCAAATACCGATATAACTTGCACAAAAGAAACAAAATACTTTTATCAAACGACTAATTTTTAGATATGGCATCAGTAATTAATGGAACGAACATAGTCTTATACGAATACGATAGCAATGCTATCTACTACTTCAATGGAGGTACTACACAAGGCACTTTTGATGGTGTTGCTTGTAAGCAAATGAGCAGAACTCAAGTAAGCGGAACGGCTACAGATTTTACTAAAACAGGAGCAGGAACTATTGTATCTTTTATTACTGATGCTAATGATCCAGGAGTAACAACCATCCCTACAGGAACATGGAGCTTTACGGCTTATGCTTCTATATTAACCTCTTTTACGGGAGCTAAGTTTAAATACGAGCTTTATAAGTATAATGGAACTACTTTGACTTTATTGTTTACTTCTAATGAAACAACCTTAACCTCTACGGCTACTACTTTATATACAACTACAATGGCAGTAACAAATACTACCATACTAGCAACAGATAGATTGGCTATTAAAGTGATTTATACAGGCACTACAACCAATCAAATTACTTTTTGTACTCAAGGTTCAAACGTATCTAAAGTAACCTCTTCTATAGCCCTAGGAACTCCAATGGGGGCATCTACAAGTTGTTCTTTTGAGGCATCTACTGAACAAGTAGAAGTTACCTCACAATCTTCAGCTTGGTTTAAAGAGTTTAAGAATGATGTACAAACTTGGACTGTGAGTTGTGATGGCTTTATAGCAGTAACAGGTTATTCTTATTTGGCTTTAATGCAAAAGCAATTAAATAGAAGCAATGTGGCTATTAGATTTTCTATTAATAACGACAATGCAGATGGATCAGGAACTTATGGCTATAGCGTAATAAGTGGAACAACTAATATTACTTCATTAAGCTTAAGTGCCCCTTTGGAAGGTGCATCTACTTATTCTTTGTCTTTACAAGGAACTGGAGCTTATACTATAAGCGGAACTCAAGTCATTGATGGTGGTACTTCAGTATCTACTTCAGGGGTTAGTTCAGCTCCATTTATTGCTTCAGGAGGGGAATATACCATCACATTCGTGGGTGGTATTGGTAAAGCTTTAATATCCCTTACAAGAGGCGGTATTGAGGTTAGAACGATAAATACTTCAGGTGCACCAACAGGGGAAGATGTGACCTTTAACTCTTTAACAGGAGTGCTTACCTTTGCAAGGGCATTAGAAGCAGATGAGTTCGTAAGAGCTACTTTTTCTTAATATTTTAACTTTATATAGATGGCAAATCAATTACAGATTACTGGGGATACCAAGGTCAAGAGTTTAAATGGGGTTTTAACAGGCACAGGTGGTGTGGTAGGTTCAGTTCCTTTAGGTGCTGCCAATGGGGTAGCAACCCTAGATAGTGGTGGTAAAGTGCCTGTATCTCAATTACCTTCATCGGTAGTAACTTATTTAGGTACTTGGAATGCTGCTACGAATACTCCGACTTTAACGAATGGTGTGGGCGATGCTGGGGATATGTACATTTGTAATGTTGCTGGAACTGTGAACTTTGGTGCTGGTCCTGTTACTTTTGCAGTAGGGGATTGGGTGTTATACGGAAGTGGAACTTGGCAGAAATCTAACGGACAAAACGGAACGGTTACATCTGTAGGCTTAAGCAACTCTGGTAATGCAATTTCAATTACAAATTCTCCAGTAACAACTGCAGGAGTAATCAATATAGGATTTGCGGGTACATCTGCTCAATACATAAACGGAGCAGGTAACTTAACAACTTTTCCTTCTTTGACTGGGTATGTGCCTTATACAGGTGCTACTCAGACTTTAGACATGGGTGCTTATGATGTCAACGCAAGAGGAATTAAAATAAACGGAACAGGTGGTTTAGGTCACATAGATTACAAGCATCAATCAGGAGTTCCAACAGGTAGTGCAAGTTCATCAACTTTATATGCAGATACAAACGGAGATTTTGCGTGGTTAAACGACCATAATTACACAATGACATTATCTGCTCACGCAAACACAGCGGATAGAGTTTACACTTTCCCTGATGCAAGTGGAACTTTAGCCTTAACTAGCGATATTAATTATCCAGTGACTTCGGTATTTGGAAGAACAGGTGCGGTAACGGCTCAGAGTGGCGATTATACAACTACTTTAGTAACTGAAGGAACTAATTTATATTTTACTAACGCAAGAGCAAGAGGTGCAATAAGTTTAACAACAACAGGAACTTCAGGCGTTGCTACTTACAATTCAACAACAGGGGTATTAAATATTCCTAACTATTCTGAAACAACTTTTGGTACAGTTACAAGCGTTGGTTTATCTTCTGCAACTAGTGGAGTTACAATCGGTTCTTCTCCAATTACTACAAGCGGAGTAATTACATTGGCTATTGCTACGGCAACAAGTTTACAACAAGGTTTATTATCTTCTACTGATTGGAGTACATTTAACGGAAAACAAGCTGCTTTAAGTGGTACAGGTATAGTTAAATCAACTGCTGGAACTATAAGTTATTTAACAGATAATTCAACAAATTGGAATACGGCATATAATGATTCAATAGTTTCTGCTGCGGTTACTGGTACTACGA